GCATTAGAAAATCTAGTTGCTACGGGGTTTTGTTCAAAGAAATTATCTGATGATGGTTGAGCTGAATAATTTCTAGATACCATTGGGCTAGTTTCTGCGGCTATTGCTGTAGGAAATGGATTATAAGAAAATATATCTCCTAATGTTTTAGCGAATCCGTCAAAATTAAATGCTGATGAATCAGGTTCTGGAGATTCTACAACTGTATTATTTTTTTCTGCGGCAATTGCTAATTTTCTCCCAATATCTACAAATGAATCATCATAAAATATAGTTTCTTTTGCTGTTCCTTCGCTTGCCTGGTATTTGCTGGCAAATAAATCGGGGAATGGTTGAAATTTTAAACTATCTACTAAACTAGATTGAAATCCTGAAATGCCGCCGCCAATACTAGAACCTATACCTCTAGCGCCGCCTGCTGATTTAAATAGAAAATATGCGCCTGCTATGCCGCCTATTGTTAGTATTGTTTTTAACGATACCATAAGAATCAATAATCATTAAGTAATTTAACTATATCGGGAAATATCCCCATAAGTATTTTCATAATTTGCATTTAATCTATTAATTTCGTTTTGTTGTAATATGCTAAAATCACTAGCTTTTTTAATTTGTTGTTGTGCTGTTTCATATTTTGTTTGTTGTGCAAACCCTGCCCTAGTTGATTGGTTTAATGGAATGTATCTATCTGGAAATAATGACACTCCGCTTAATGGGCCTTTTTCCCCTGTCCAAACTCTTGAATAATATTTAAATTCAGAATCAAATTTATTTAGATAACTTTGAGCTGCCCCTTTCAAACCTGATTTAGACCACCAAGTACTAGGTTGAATTTTTTGTAATTGTGAAATAAAACTTTGAGTTTTATCTAATTCAGTATTAATTTTTGAAACTGCTAAATCTGCTAAATTTCTTTCATAGTTTAAAATTTGTTGTGCAATTCCAATATTACTTTGTTTTACATTTTGCAAAGTATCAATATTACTTTCTTGAACTTCTACAGCTTGAGTTTGTGCTTTATCAAGAAAAGAAGTAAACGGACTGATATTGATAGGTGTGTTATTTCCTGGCGTATTCCTTCCGCTTTTAAAGAGAACCAAAGCCGCAACGAGTGCGCCACCAATGAGAAGAGCTTCATTAGGAATTTTTACCATTAGTTACAATACAAACATTTATCGACTTTAACTGTTTGCCCGTCAAAAATTAAACCCCAGCCCAAATAGCAAGCAGTACAAAACGAACCTTTTTCTTTTCCATGTTTAGACTGATAGCATATCGCTATCGGTTGTTTCTTTTCCATCTTTAGGCTTTTTTATAAACTTGGTAATTAAATCATTGATTTTTTCTGGATTTTCTGACACTAGTTTTTCAATATATTTCATAGTGCCAGGATCACTTAACAAAGGCTGGATATTTTTTGGCAACATGGGGGCAAATTGCGAAATTAAGGCTGACAATCCACCCATTGGGTTAGTTTCGTCATATTCATCTTTAGAGATTGATACCCCCTGTTTCATTTTATTTAATTTGCCTGTTAATTTCTTGTTATCTTTTTCCAGGTTGTCAATATATTCCAAATATCTATTTTTTAATTTGCCATGTATCTCGTTAGATCCAAACATATTTTTGGTAATTACTATTCCCATTATACCAGCAGCTATAACACTAGCCAATATTACATATTCAAACATATAATTAATAATAAATTATGATATATTTACTTGTTTCTACCCCTATTCCCCCCTTGGAACCCCCCAAAACCCCACTAATTCGCTAAGTTTATTTGCGTAACTATTGTGACACTTGTTATCCTCATTTAATGTATCTTTCGGGAAGTGGTAGGGGGGAAGGTATCAAGGGGCTGGCGGAGCCATAGATACGCAACGAGTAAAAAAGCGGATCTAGGGCGAATTAGGAATGTTTTAATACTGTACGTGTGTGTGTATCTGTATGGGAACACAAAAACAAAGACAAGAGCGCTTATCAATAGTCGCTGAAATGTGGAAAAAGAACAAAGAAAACGGTTGTAGTGAAGCCCTCAACCGTAAAATGTGTGAAGACTATATGATACAAGTATGGTTCTTAGGACACCAAACCAGGGAAGATTATATCCAGGTTGTCCAATCATTAGAATTTAGGGAGAAAAAATAATGCTTACTTCAAATGATTCAATCGATATTATTGAAAGAATAATTAAATCTTATAGATTTGATTATGAAAAAGATATAGATCGTGAAGAAGAAGCTCCAAGCTCTCTAACTGTATTGATGGATATTAAACAAATATTACATAATACATTAGCTCCAAAATGGGCTAGATTATATGAGATTGATGAGCAAAATTTACAACAATACCACGAATTAAAGGGCAAATAGCCCCTTTATTTCCTGTCTAGTCGTCCGCATAACTTGGCGACTTTCATTCTAGTTTCAACAGCGAACGCTAGAATAAAGAATAACAAAGCTGGAGTTAAGTATTCAATCATTTGTTAGCGTTGTGAATTTTTAAGAGTGCAATTGTTGATATCGGTGTAATAATTGCGGCTAGTAATAATCCTAAAGTAGCGAGAGATTCCATCATAACACCACCTTATTTAATTTGAATACCTGAATAACCTAAACTGCCTGAACCGGCATACATGGCATAATAAATAGTATTAGTAATACCAATTCTTACATTACCACCCTCTGAATAATCTGCGTTATCAGTCGTTTTAAATGTGCCTAAATTTACGCCATCATATATTCCACTAGTAACACTAGTTCCGGCCCCACCACTAAACATGATCATTATTTCTACACCTGCCGCAGGCTGAAAATAAACATAACTAGCTACTGTAGGATCTACACCGTTTATAATATCTCCAACTGCCATTAAAAAGACCACCCGATAATCTCTTGATATTTATCTCCTCTATGAATAGTAATCTCGTTAATTGTTTTATCGTGTTTTGTTTCTAAAATATTGCCGTTTTCATCAATATCATTTTCTTTAATTGTAAAATCATCAAGTGGTAAAGAATCTTCGCACTCTTGAAATTTACAATGCAAACATTCAGCAATAGGATATTCCGTTTCTACGGAATCATGGTTACATTTACATTTAATATCATACCATCTTGGGTGTTCTATTGTTCCGTTTATTTTCATTGGATTAATATCCTCGCATAAAGATTAGTATCATTAATTTGAGTTAAAGTTGATGATAAGGCTCCGCCATCTTGAGAAAGTGCGCTGTTATGTGTATGGGCATTTACGCCTGATGAGCCACCTGAGCCACCTCCACCAAACGACAATTAAACCATTACCTCAACTGAAGCTTCTTCTCTGCTTGCTGGTAGAACCTGGGCTTCAACTAATACTGTGCCAGCAGCTCCAGCAATAATAGTTAGATAGTTTACAATAGTGTTATCTACCGTAGCAAAATTACTAGCGGCTAAATTTTGAAATTGTGCATTAAGATTATATGCATAGCTAGCGGCATTTGCTGAATCGTTATTAGATATTTTTAATGAGATTGCTCTACCAAGGAATTGGTCGGGAAATGATATACCTGTAGTTACACCAGCAGGGCAAATAACCCTAATTGGGAAAAGTAATGGTGTATTACCCGAGTTTAAGCGGAAGTTTGAAACGGAATTAGAAAAAGGAATAATGCTTCACCTCAATTTAAAGGATTTCCATAACGTACTAGGATAGATTGAGCTGTGACTGCGCCAGCAGTTTGGGTTAACTGCCATTGGTAGCTGCCTGGGCTCATATTTACGACACCAATTGGTACACGACCACTGGTCGTAGCTGATGAGGCACTGGAAAACGCACGGATTGAAGTGCTGTTCCCATTTTTCACTAATACATATTCATACAATAAACCAGCGGCAGGATCTTGTAAATTTACTAAATCCTGAAGTGTGTTTCCTGTAAGAGTAAGGAAATTTGTTTGAAGACTTTGTTGGTCGGTCATAAAGATTGGGGTGTTTAGAGCTGCTGGTGTAGCCGCATAAGTTCTTTGAACAGGTAGTGCCAATTTAAACACTCATCTCCTGTACTGGGGAACTATTACCGCCAAGGATACCACCTAAATTAATTCCACCTTGTAAAATTAAATTAGCTGCGCCCCCTACTATTCCACCTGTTAAAAATCCTGCGCCTGCTGAAGCAATTGGGGTTATTGAGCTGCCTGGAGCGACTCTGCTCATAACTAAATTTACTAAACTTCCTGCGCCTATACCTTTAACTACTTCTCCGATAACGCCTGTCTTTAGACTTGAACCTAGTTTTCTACCACCTGAAGAAGCTCTTCTTCTGATTGTAGTTGTTCTACGTCTTGCCATTGTATTACGTCTTGTTTTAGTCTTATTTGTAGTTTTCTTTGATTTTCGTTTTGTTGAACTTTTTTTACTTCTTGATTTATTTAATGCGACAAGTTTTCTAGTTGCCGCTTTTTGTTTTGCACTTCTAGCCAATTCCTAAATTCCTCAAATAAGATTTTTCAGAACTTGTTGCTGTTCTTGCATTAGAAAATCTAGTTGCTACGGGGTTTTGTTCAAAGAAATTATCTGATGATGGTTGAGCTGAATAATTTCTAGATACCATTGGGCTAGTTTCTGCGGCTATTGCTGTAGGAAATGGATTA